TACTTATAATATTATTGGAAATGGTTCTGGTCTTATTTTAAATATTGTAGCTTCTGATGGAGTAATTACAGGATCACCTACAATAGTAAATCCCGGAAATGGTTATGCGGTAGGAGATGTTGTTGGTATTGTAACCTCTACAGTAGGTACAGGAACTTCAGTGCGTGGGCGTGATGCAAGAATTACAATTTCGGCAATTTCGGGATTAGATACTTTATACTTGGAAAATATTCAGGGAGATACTTTTACCGTTGGCGCTGGATTAAGTTACTATAATAATTCTAATGCATTAGTTTCTCTTGCGAGTACTACAATTAGAAACTTTATACCTTCAACTAATCAATATTCTGGAAATTATGTAAGAGTAGAACATTTTAATCACGGAATGTACGGAAATACAAATAAACTTAGAATTTATGGTGTAGAGTCTAGCACCGCGCCAGTTATAATCACTTCATCTCTAACTTCAACATCAACAACAATTTCTGTCGCAATTGGAGATACTTCAAACTTTGCAACTTTTGAAGGAGTTTTAGTAAGTGGATCTAATCCTGGATATGCAAAAATTGGAAATGAAATAATTAAGTATGAGTCTATTGGTAGTGGATTCTTAGGTAATATTACCAGGGCTATTGATTCTACCATTTCAATTAACCATGATGTCAATAGTTTGATATACAAATATGAACTAAATGGGGTTTCATTGCGTAGAATTAATACAACTCACGATATTAGTGATTTAGACATTGGATTGGATGGGTATTACTTAGAAATTGATAGAGCTATAAATGGCGTAAATAGAAGTTCTGATGGATCGCCTACAGGAATGCCCCAGTTGCAGTTTATCTCGCAAGCAAACTTAGGAGGTTCTAAAGTTTTTGCAAGTGAAAATATTCTTTATAGTTCAGTAGTACCAACATATGATATTATTACGCCAGGATCTTCAACATCTGTTTCGGCTTCCATTAGATCTGTTTCTGGAACAAGTGTAGATGGAAATGAGACCTCATTCCTGGATAATGGATTTGAACCAATTCAATTAAATACATTGAATATACTAAAAACTGTAAGACTTGTATGCTCCAAAGAAAATGAAACAGAATATCTTAATAATTTACCTAGAAATAAATCATTTACTACAGGAATAACTCTAAGTACAACAGATTCTAATTTATCACCTATTATATTTTTAGATACTGCATTTACTGAGTTTATTTCTAATCGTTTAAACAGTCCAATTTCCGATTATGCATCAGATGGCAGATCTAATTCTATACTAGATGATCCACACGCAGTAGTGTATGTTTCAAAAGCAGTAAACTTGGTACAACCAGCAACTTCTCTTAAAGTTATTTTATCGGCATATCGACATGAATCGGCTGATTTTAGAGTTCTATACAGTTTGTTTAGGCCAGACTCTTCTGAAGTTGAACAATCATTTGAACTATTTCCTGGGTATGATAATCTTATATCTACATCATCGGGACTTTCAGTAATTGATTCTTCTTTAAATAGTGGAAAACCAGATTCTTTTGTAAGTTCTAGTTTAGATAATCAATTTAAAGAATATGAATTTACTGCTAATAATCTTGGATTATTTAATGGATATGTAATTAAAATTGTAATGTCCGGAACTAACCAGGCATACCCACCAAGAATCAAAGAACTTAGGACAATTGCTGTAAGATGATTAGAGTAAAAGGATATACAAATCTTTATAGAGATGAAAATAGTGGAGCTATTGTTAATTGTGATTCGGTGGCATATAATCAATATTTGAACATTATCAATAATAGAGAATCTCAAAAAAAAGAATTGGATATGATTAAACAGGATATTGATGAAATTAAATCTTTACTAAAGGAATTACTAAATGGATCCAAATAATATTGAATTAAAAAGCATTGATAAATTATTTGAATATGAAAAACATTCTCGATTTATTGATAAATTAAATTTTGATGAATTAAAAAATTTTTCAAAACTTTATTGTAAACTATATTTAAAGCAACAAGAGGTCTTAGCAACTATAAGTAAGGTATAAATAAATTGTAGATCTAAAAAGATAGATGGCAGCAGTATACGTTAATAATTTAGTCATCAATTCTGGTTCTAATTTTAGTCAGTCATTTAATTTGGAAGGATCTGATAATTCTCCATTGAATTTAACTGGTTATCAAGTTGATGCTCAGATGAGAAAATGGTCTGGAAGTTCTGTAGCAATAACTTTTACAACTACAATTGAATTTCCATCCACACAAGGAAAAATATTGATATCATTATCTTCTGAAGATACTACAAATATAAAACCAGGAAGATATATTTATGATGTTGTAATTACTGATTCTCTTGGAATTAAAAATCGAGTTATTGAAGGAATGGTTCTCGTAAGAGAAGGAGTAACTAGGTAATGCCCGATATAAAAGTAAAAGTTGGTCAACAAAATGCAATTAAAGTCATATCCAGCATTTCTGGGGCAGCTGGGGGATTTTCTAATGTTTCACAAAATGTAATTGGTGGAATAGCATCAGTAACTTCACTTAATGTAAGTGGAATTTCTACTTTTGTAGGTGCTGCAACATTCAAAAATAACGTTTACATCGATGGCGACCTTTACATTGGAGATGATTTAGTATTTGATGAATTTATAGCAAGAAATGGTAATATAACGGGAATTCTTACGGTAGGGCAATCAATTTATTATCCTGTAGGAGAACCATATGGTGTTGCATATTTTGATTTAGATGACCAATTAGTTTCTACCGGAACAACTGCATTAGCAATATCGGAAACTAACTACATACTTACAAATGACAATTCAGGTATACCAACCTGGTCTGGAGTTATAGATGGAGGAGTCTATTAATGTCTAAACCAACAAGCAGACAAGGACTTATAGATTACTGTCTAAGGCGCTTAGGTGCTCCTGTATTGGAAATTAACCTTGCCGACGACCAAATAGACGATTTGGTAGATGATGCCCTACAGTACTTCCAGGAGAGGCATTTTGATGGTGTGGAAAGAATGTACTTAAAATATCAATTGACACAAGAAGATATTAATAGAGGTTCTGCCACAACAGGTGGTGTTGGGGTAGTTACAACTACTGGAACATCAACAAATGTAAGTGGATTGGGAACTATAACCTCTAATTTTTATGAAACATCAAATTTTATTCAAGTACCAGATTCCATAATTGGAATAGAAAAAGTATTTAAGTTTGACACTAGTTCTATTTCTGGTGGAATGTTCAGTATTAAATATCAGTTATTTTTGAATGATTTGTATTATTTTAACTCTGTTGATTTATTACAATATTCTATGGTTAAAACTTATCTTGAAGACATTGATTTTTTATTAACTACAGATAAACAAATTAGATTTAATAAAAGACAAAATAGAATGTATTTGGATATTGATTGGCGAGCACAACAAGCAGGCAATTTCTTGGTAATTGATTGTTATAGAATTTTAGATCCAAATACTTTTACTAATGTTTATAATGATAGTTTCTTGAAAAAATATTTAACTGCCACTATGAAAAAACAGTGGGGTCAAAATTTAATTAAATTTAGAGGAGTTAAGATGCCAGGAGGAATTGAATTGAATGGTAGAGAATTATATGAAGATGCTGAGAGAGAATTGGCGGATATAAAACAAAGAATGGCTCTTGATTATGAATTACCACCATACGACTTTATTGGATAATAATGGCATTAAATCCTTTCTTTCTTCAAGGTTCACCAAATGAACAGAGACTTGTCCAGGAGTTAATCAACGAACAGTTGAGGATTTATGGGGTAGAAGTAATTTATATTCCCAGAAAATTTGTAAGGAGGGAAACCATTTTAAGAGAAATTTCATCATCAAAGTTTGATGATAATTTTGCACTAGAAGCATATGTAAATAATTATGAGGGATATGGTGGGCAAGGAGACATTCTTACTAAATTCGGAATGAGTTTAAAGGATGATTTAAGTTTAATAATTTCCAAAGAAAGATATGAAGATTTTATTGCTCCATTTTTAGAGTTGGAAAGTGATGAAGAAATTGTTTTGTCATCTAGACCCAGAGAAGGAGATTTAATATATTTTCCTTTAGGGCAACGATTATTTGAGGTTAAGTTTGTAGAGCACGAACAACCATTTTATCAATTAGGTAAATTATATGTTTATGAGTTAAAGTGTGAATTGTTTGAGTATGAAGATGAAGTTATTGACACATCTATTGATGAAATTGATACACAAGTTCAAGAAGAAGGGTATATAACTACTTTAAGTTTAATTGGACTTGGAAGGACTGCTACAGCATCGGCAACAATTGGAACCGGATATATTAGAGAAATAACTTTGAATAATGATGGATATGGTTACACCTCTCCGCCAATTATCGGTATATCTTCCGCACCTTTGGGAGGAACAAATGCATCAGCAAAAGCAATTACAGAATTTAAATCTGGATTTTATGCGATAAAACAGATAGTATTAACAAATGCCGGTGCTGGATATACTATTGCTCCAAATATATCAATTGTTGGAAATGGTATTGGTGCAGCCGCTACTTGTGGAATTGAAACTTCACAGTTTGGTGTTGTTTCTATAAACCTTACAGATAATGGAGTTGGATATTCAACGGCACCCTATGTAAGTATTATAGGGAGTGTTGGTTTTGGAGTAACAGCAACTGCAATATCATCAGTAGTTGGAACTGCTCAGTCTGTATCTTCTATAAGTATTACAAATCCTGGAATAGGATATACTCTTGCCCCTCAAGTTATTATTAATCGACCACCAATTCTAACTGGAATTGGAACTTATATATTTAATGAAATTGTAACTGGATCTAGGTCTGGAACGACAGCTAGAGTTAAGTCTTGGGATTTTGATGCAAAGACACTTAAAGTTTCTTTTGTGGATAATGTAACACCTAATGGATTTTTCCCTGGCGAAACAATTGTGGGATCAATTTCTAATGCTCAATATTCGGTAAATACTTATAGTAATTGGAATCCTTATGATAAGTATGGTGATAATTTACAGATTCAGACCGAAGCAGAATCTATTTTAGATTTTTCCGAATCTAACCCCTTTGGTTCTTATTGATACTATAAATATATAATACGGTAATGATTGAATAAACGGGTATAGAAAAACGCTAGGGACCTATTTTTACCATCAAATTATTAGAAAGACTGTTACTGCATTTGGAACTCTTTTTAATAACATTTATATAGAGCATAAAAATTCATCCGATGTGGGAATCAGTCAGATGAAGGTTCCTCTTGGATACGGACCTATGCAAAAGTTTCTCGCCAGAATTGAGCAACAATCTGAATTGAATAAACCAATTCAAATTACTCTTCCTAGAATATCATTTGAAATGACTTCTATTCAGTATGACCCTACAAGAAAAGCAAATGTAACCCAAACATTTAAAACTTGCGATAACGGTAATACTATAAAAAAAGTTTATATGCCCGTGCCATATAATATTGGATTTCAATTAAATATTATGACCAAATTGCAAGATGATGCTCTACAGATAGTTGAGCAGATTTTGCCAAACTTTCAACCTTCATTCAATCTAACGGTAGATTTAGTAGATTCTATTGGAGAAAAAAGAGATATTCCTGTGGTTTTGGATAGTGTATCTTTTACTGATGATTATGAGGGAGACTATTCAACTAGAAGGACTTTAATATATACGTTAAATTTTACTGCTAAAACTTATCTATTTGGACCAATTTCCGATAGCCCGGATGGTCTTATCAGAAAAGTGCAGGTTGATGTATACACAAGTACTGATACTACAACCGCTAAGAGGGAGATGAGATATACATTGGTTCCGGATCCAATTGACGCAGGACCAGATGACGATTTTGGATTTAATGAGACTTGGGAGTCGTATAGTGATGCTAAAACTTATAGTCCAACCCAACAAAAAGATATTTAATAAATTATGAAAAATAATTATGACGATTTGGATAGAGCATTAAACATTGAAAGTAGTATTGTTGAAGTGGAGAAATCAACTGCACCAATCGATATTATTTCGGCACAAACAGATGATATAAAAAAAGATTACGAATATACAAGAGCAAATTTATATTCATTAATTGAAAAAGGTCAAGAAGCAATTAATGGAATTATGGAACTTGCCGGTGAGGGAGGCAGTCCAAGAGCATATGAAGTAGCTGGGCAACTTATTAAAAGTGTTGCGGATACGACGGATAAACTTATAGATCTTCAGAAAAAAGTAAAAGATATTGAGGATGAATCTACAAAAACAACAAACAATGTTACAAACAATGCGGTATTTGTTGGATCGACTACAGAACTCTCTAAATTATTAAAACAAGGTTTTCTAAATAGTAAAGAGTAATTTTTTTTATTATTGTGCATCAGTTAAAATCCCACAAATCAGTTGAGCAAATTGCAAAGAAACATCGCCTTGAAGTTTCTTTTGTAAAGAAGCAACTTAAAATGGGAATACCAATTGAGCACGAGCATACGAAAGATAAAGATCTTGCTACTGATATTGCTCTTCAACATTTAGATGAAATTCCAGATTATTATACTCGTTTGAAAAAAATGGAGGCAGATGCTAAAAAAGAACATAAAAAATTTAAAGATGTAACTGAGGGCACTCTTCATCATTGGTTTAAAGGTTCTCGTTCAAAAGAAGGAAAACCTGG